ATCATAATCTGATTCACTCTTCTCTATCTGAGATTTTATAAGCTGACATCTCGCATCAATATCCTCTTTGTTACCAAGACTACCACTCAAAATAGTATTCTCTTTCGTAACGACAACTTTGCTACACGTACCAAGCATATGTAATTCAAGATGATCAACGTCAACACCAGTTACATCCGAAACCATAGTAGCTCCAGTAAGAATAGCAATGTCTTCAAGCATTGCAGTTCTTCTATCACCAAACGCAGGAGCTTTAATAGCTACAACACGTAAAATACCACGCATCTTATTTACAACCAGAGATGATAATGCTTCAGACTCAACATCCTCAGCAATAACCAACAAGTCTCTATTAGCTCGAGACACTAACTCTAAAGCAGGTAATATATTCTTCATAGTTGTGATCTTCTTATCACACACTAGAATATACGGATCAATAAGAACCGCTTCATTCTTCTCAGAATCAGTCACAAAGTAAGGAGAAAGATAACCGCGATCAAACTGCATACCTTCAACAAGAACCAATTCACTGTCAATTCCTTTTGCCTCTTCGACGGTTATAACACCATCATTGCCAACTTTTTCCATAGCGTCAGCAATCTGACGACCAATCTTTGCGTCAGAATTAGCCGAAATAGTCGCAATCTGCTCTATCTCTTTCTTACTGCTAATCTTCTTAGCCATCGACTGTAAAGACTCAACAATTACTTCAACTGCTTTATCAATCCCACGCTTCAACTCAATAGGATTAGCACCAGAAGTAACAAACTTATTACCTTCAGCGCAAATAGCTTGAGCTAGTACCGTAGCAGTTGTTGTCCCATCACCAGCAACATCAGCTGTCTTTGATGCAACATCACGAATCATCTGAGCACCCATATTCTCAATAGCATCCGGTAACTCAATTTCCTTCGCCACAGAAACACCATCTTTTGTAATAGTCGGTGAACCGTAAGGACGTTGAAAGGTAACATTGCGACCTTTAGGACCAAGTGTCGCCTTAACTGTATTCGATAGTATATCTACACCACGTAATAACTTAGCGCGAGCTTCTTGTCCAAATAATATCTTTTTAGCCATTCTACTCTCCTAAAATACCTAAAACTTCTTCTTCTCTTAATAACAAATACATATCATCAAGTGATATACCACAATGTTTTGTGTAATAGACTGTGTCACCAACTTGTAATTGATCACTCTTTCCAGGGTTTATTACTTTACCAGTCTGACTTTTCTCTTGGGCCTCGTCTGGAATAATAATACCAGAAACAGTCTTATTATCGTTTTTGATAATCTCGACCAGAACATTATTATTGATTGGTTTAAACTTAGAATACATCCTAACTCCCTTTAATAGATGTTAATAAAAGCGTCCGCATACGCCTTGTAAAATATACGGACGACAATAGCACTAGTAGAAACATAGTTATTGCATGAAAAGCATAAATAATTCCACCAATAAATCAACGTAAAAAGAAACTGGTCCTATGAAGGACCAGCTATCAGACTACCATCCAATATTCTATTTATTTCTTTGGGAAATGAGGTTTTAAGAAAGAAGAACAACTTCGCTTCGTTCCTTCATTAACTTCTTTACTCGGACTAGGAGTTTTAATGCGACAATCTTCAATGTCTTCACCCATAGCAGCGGGGAAATCATATCCTGTAAAGTCGTTAGAATCTTCTTCTTCACCCATACAGACAGGAGATCCAACTGGAGTAATAGGACAATATCCTTTAACTACAATAGCAGCTGAAATTTCTTGTAATTCAACATCTTCTATATCATCGTACTGCTGAATAGTAGGTAAAACAGATATATAAGACCCAGAAAGTAACTCTTCTTGAGATAGTTCAATATCTTTGCTAATTGACGTTGAAATAGCATCACACAGCTTAAATCCAACAAAGAATAGCATAGCTATTGAAAAAAATAGTGATTTATTGTTCATATATGATTCCTACTTCTTACTATCTTGTGGCAATATATCTACTTTGTAACCATCTCTAACTCTTGATACTTTTAATGGTGCATCAGAAGAAATAGAAATATTAGAAGTAGACGCTGTGTAGACTTTACCGTTTTTAACAAGTGGACCATCGATTGACCCAGAGAAATATGATAACAAGATGTGTCTGCAATATGCTTTCTTAGCTTCAGACTCTTCACCAGTCATATTAAAACAATCTTCAACGTTAAAAGACTCTTCATTTTCATTAGTGAATTTTTTCCACTGTGACATGAACGAAGTTCTTGGCCCACTGCCAGAAGAGTCTACATTATGAGTAAACTTGAAATCTTTAGGCAACTTTCCATTAGACTCATCAGATGAACTTATGAGAGAAAAAGCACTTAGCAAAACAATACCGTATAACTTCATCATGAAGTATCCCTTTATATAGGTAGAATATAAAATAACAACTAACACTATTATAACATGATTTGATCAATTATCAAACATTTCTACCTGTAACTAAAGGCCCAGTCTACCATTTCGTTCAAAGTGATTTGCGTCTTTTCTTTTAAATCTTATGCCATTGCGATTGGCAGGACTTAATGATTCCCAGTAATCAGCAAAGATCCTATAGTCTTCAGATTTTCTCAGGTATTTACCTTTCTCATTGAAAACATTTATATCGATAGCGAGTCGCTGACAATGCAAGCTATTGAGAATTCCCTTACCCTGTTTTACATAGATTTCTGCCTGTTCCCGAGTCCTCATTGTCTCACCAAAGGTATATTTATACCCTTTTTCATCCATAAAGAGCAGTAACTTAACAACATCACGTGCAAATAACTGCTGACGTTCTGAAAGTTTCACTATAAGCCCTTCATAGCCTGCAGCATATCTTGATAATGTTGAGCTTTTAGTTCTTTTGTTAGTGGAGCATTAGCAAACGCATTAACTTTAGACATGGGATTCTCATTTTGTGTAGGAGCAATCGAACTTAAAGGGCGTGGCTTCGTTGAATTCCTCTTAGCAGCTATACGATCCTGAACAAAGAGATCCTCTCTATAGATTCCCATCTGTTTAACCATATCATATGCTAATTTAGCCTGCTTAAACTGGTCTTTATTAGACAGGATAGAATCAGCAAGGTCAGGGTTCATCTCACGTAACTGTGCAAGATTCTCTTGTGTAACAACCTCGTTAAAGTCAGGGAATTTAGCGTGTAACCTTACTTCCATTGTTTCATGAGCACTCTTCTGACTCTGTTTTTCATAACCTTTAACAGTTGATCGCAAGTTCTTAATCTCTTTAACAAGCTCTTTAAAATGCTTTCCCTCAACTAAAGATTCATCATCAAGCCCTAACTGAGCAAACGGATCTTCCTCTTCAACTGGAGCAGCAACTTGGCGGTTTTCCTGTGGTGATTCTTTCTTCAAAGACATAATGTAACTAACCGCTTCTTCACGCTCACGCTCAGCCTTAGCTACTCTTTCTCTAAGCGATCTTATGTTATCTTCTTTAGAGTTATGACTAAACTTAGATGGTTTTTCTTCTGGTGTAGTGTCTTCTTCAGAGCTCTCTTGGCTGTCATCTTCTTGTATAACTTCTTCTTCTTCTGGCTCATCATCATTCATAGGGGTAGCTTGAGTAACCTCTTCAACCTCTTGAACAATGCCATCTTGTTTCATCTTTTCTTCTGCTGTTTTATTCATAGCCTCAATTTGTTGTCTGCTTGCGTTAGGTAATGACATATCTTCTCCTTAATTAATTTATTTCACCATTCAAAACTCTACATCGATTCAAAAGAGTTCCATCCGCATCATCTAATACGAATTTCAATAACGCTTTCTCATCTTCAGGTAGTTCCAGAGCACGTTCCTTTACCATATTATAAGTATCACGGGATGGAAGTACCCAAAGAAACTCTAAACGCTCTTCACTTCTATGATACTTATATACTACATTATCGTAGGTAGGAGTAGGACAAGTTGATCTATGTATAAAATAGTTTCGTATCACATTGTTTAATTTTGGTTCTTTTTTTGTCTCGACTACAATATAAAAGTCGTGATTGTATATCTTCTTTGCTGAATCAACTGCCTTGAAAACATTACTCTCATAATCTTCCAATTGTTCACGCATTTGTTCTTCAGGGCTGTGATCTAGAAAATCTGAACCTTTAACTGCATCCCATGCTTGCTTGCCGACAGTTTCTTTCTTTACCATCTCTTTCCTTTTCTATAACAATAAATAAGCCTGCAGACAAAAAGATTAAGGGATTAAACTTTATTATCTACAGGCTATATAATACGTAATATACATTATATTACTTTTTGCTCTTCTTTAGAACCTTAGCTTGAACTTTTAATCCAAAGACTGAACAAAACGATTCGGATTAAACTGACGGTTAATAAAGCGTGGAGAAAGATTAGCTATTGCATTATCGTCTTCACTTAACATGTGAGAGTCCATCATCTCTTGTTCGCGACGTGGATTTACTTGACGATAAAATGCACATGCCATTTCTTCAACAACATCTATCTTAACACGGGACTTATTGGACTTCTGCTTCTTCACTCGTGGATAACGATTTGCCATAATATTCCTTATTATTTTACCCGAGTATTCTCTTGAGAAGCAATCTGCTCATCAATAAGTTTCTGAGCTTTCGACTTCTTTGCCTTTATATTAGGTGGAGTTCCTAATATTTTAAAAGCGATCTTAGAAGCTTTACTTTTCACTCGTGGAAACGCAGGCATAGTATTCCTTACTAAACTTTTCTAGGATTCGCGCCTTTACGACCCTTATCTTTATCTGCACTCATCTGACGTTCAACACCAGACATTTTATCATCAATGCTTTCAGTCATCATGCTGTAATCAACATCAGAGTAAGCTCTGTAGATCACTTCTTGAGGCATGTTTGCAACTTGGCTTTTATCTTCTGAAATCATACCGCCGTAATACTTTTTTTTAGCTGCCATGATATGGCCTTTCTTTAGAAACTGCGGAATATCCGCAAGGGTTTTTACCTCTAACTGTCTGCACCATATTACTTCGCACTTAGACCTGATGCAATACTATTATTATTTACTTGCTGCTGTTGTCCAGGTTGATTTTCTATTGGTTGCTGAGAAACCTCATTAACTTTAGATTCAGCTATATTAGACTCTTGTGATCTTAATGCATTAACCATGTCGAAGTAACGTTCCATATGCTTAATATCGATATCTTCAAGCTCTTTTACTGCTTTAATTTTATCAAGTGTAGCGCTCTGATCTTCAGAATTTGCTTTATGTATGCGCTCCACAGCACTTGCTTCATTTTCAGCAACACGTGATGTTCTTTCTGCATATAGACCAATATCTGCTTGGCTTCTTGCATGAGCCAACTCAATCTGAGACTGCTGTAACTGCATAGCCATTTCAGCTTGTTGTTGTTGTTGTTGTGCTGCAGCTTCTTCTGATTTCTGTAAGTTCTTAATAATGCGATCTTTATTCTGAAGCGTTGCTGCTTCCAATAGATCTTCAGGTGAAATAGGCAGTCCCAACTCTTTTAATTGAAGCATCTGAGCAAATTGCATCTGACGCTGTGTTGCTGTATTCAAACCATCTTGAACATCAGCATGATATTTACCGAAAGCTTTGTTGTGAAATTGATCAGTGGGCTCTTCTCCTTCGAGAATCTTCTTAATCTTTCCGGGAGTAAAATTAGCTTGGATTATATCAATCATAATCTTACCAAGATTTTTCTGGGCTCTGTCCAACTGGTCAAAAAGACCCTGAAGTGTTGTAAGACCAGCTCCTTGACGGAGCATAGAAAGAACACCGGCTTTATCATCCAACGCTGATCCCAATAATTCTTCATTAACACCAGAAATTAATGGCATTTCTTTTGCAAGGAGTTCAGATAACTGGATTGTTGTTGGAGGTATAACAGGAGATTGGATCTGTTGAACATCCGTCATAGCTGCTTCTTCCTTGAGAGCAAGGCCACGACCTTGTCCAGTCAGGAAGACATCTTTTGGATTAACTAAAGCATTCTCTTTATAAACCCATCCAGTATTAATCGTACTTTCTAATATATCCAATTCGATAATACGGCGACGATTGTACAAATATTGAGCATCCCTGAGACCACGTACAACACCCTGAATTCGCCATTGGAAATCCGACATCTGTGGATTATAATAAGCAAACACAGGGACAAAATTATATTTATCAATGCCCAATGGATTAGGTCCATCATAAAGTACCTTCCCTTGCACAACAATAGCAAGTCTTACTGTTGGAACTTCTTGTTCAATAATAGTTACCTGCGGATACCTAGCTAAATACAAATCAAGACGCTCTTGATCTTCAGATTTCCATTCCATACTCTCACCAGTCTCAGTGTCGACAAGCATCTTTTGTGTACGATAATCTCTATAGTAGAATTCATCGTATGTTAGAAGGTTGTTCGTTCCACGAGACTCAGGCATATGCTGGAATTTACCGTCTTGGCCAGATCCAGAATCTGAACTTGATAATCCAAGTATATCTTCAGACTTATCTGGCATTAATGATATACACTCTCTTTTAGTAAGAAAGCTCCGTTTCCATATACCATTGCAATCGGAAAGATCAGCTTTTTTAAAGAACGGATCTATGATAAATGAATTGTAACTACAGTTATCGACTTTGATATTACCAGAGATTGGGTCAGACCGAAAGTCTAACCACACTTGTAAAAGATTCATACCAGTTACAAGTGCACCATGAAAGGATTCAGAGATAGTTTCTAAAATACTTTCTTGGTTTACACACCACATGAGAACTTTAGTAAACTGATCAGATGTCTCATTGTCAGCGTTCTCGATGGGAACAGCTATAATAGACTTACGGGATCTACGCTGATGACCACTGATCATATTTATAATAGGACGGATGCGATTGAAATTAAATTGACGCTTTCTATGAGAAGGAAGATTTCCATATAGATCGTTCCATAAATTTCCATCTCCAACTTCGAACTTTGTATCAGTATCTGCCTCACTCCAAAAAGCCTGATTCATGCTAATCGAGTTAGCATAAAATGTTTCCATTTTTGAAAGTACTGTTTTATGAGAGTCATCAAGATAAGTGGAACCTCTATCAGGAAATAACATACTCAACTCCTTTTAATTGGCAATTTTATATTTTATATACTCAAGATAGAAAACAATTGCACAACATACCATTAATACTACTTACTCTCAGGTGATAATGGAGTTAAATCAATATCAACCCCAGTCCCATATTCGATGAGTTTTTCAGTTGTTTCCTCAAAGATATTATCATCCTGATAAGATGGTATAAAAAATTTAACTGCGAAGACTACAACCATGCTTACTATTACAATAAGACTTTTCATCCAATCTAACATGATTAATCCTTACTTTCTTTACTATCTCTAGTATGTGAATGTATCTCTATTTTTATATCTATCTCTGTGTCAACATCACCATTATTTTTATTGAGTTGGCTGTCGATCATTTCTTCTAACGTTGGATGATGATGCCTTTGTTCGTTAACATCACTTACTACTTCTTGATGATTAACATCTCTCTGCTCTTGGGTTTCTCTATCACGTTGTTGTTGTGAATATTCATATACATGAGAAACTCCTGTACAACAAGCACCTATCACACCTCCAATAGCCATCCACATATTCATAATAAACTCCCAAGAACTAGAAAAATACAACAATATACTTACATCATCCAACATTACATTAAAAACTAACTACATCTATAGCGGACAAGATTGAACCGTTATACCTGTAAAGGTAGGGGTTCCCGTACTAGCGACCTGTATATAGTAATTATTTGGCACTATAGCACTTAATGTGAAGAACGTTGCAGCTGCGACACTAAATGATGGCACAACAGTATTAATAGTTGGAGATGTAGCTGATCCCACACCAAGTGTAAGAGTTGCTGTAGTAGCAGCTGAAATTTCTACACAAATATTAACCATTAAATCATATCCAGTTGTGTTCTGATATGAAGTAGCGGCAGTAAATGCTGTTACAAATGCTGCAGTAGCTACACTAGAGTTTACAGGAGCAGTTGATAATCCAGTACTAAATACAGTTGCTGTTGGTGAAGTAACATTAACTTGACCAGAACCAGCATCAATATTGACAGCAGTCGTCGTAGTTGTATTTCCAATTGTAATCGTTTTAGCAGCTGCATCAGCACCAAGACTTATAGCACCAGTTCCAGTTACAAGATTGTAAACACCATTAGTAGTTGTATGCGTTGTACCTGCTGTACCAGTGTTAATATTAACGGCAGTTGCACCAGTTGTATTACCCATAGTAATTGTTTTTGCAACAGCTATTCCAATTTCAATATTACCAGTGCCTGTAACAAGTTTTACTGGTTGTCCTGAAGAAATATTTCCTATAGTGATCTGTTTTGTAGCTGCATCATCACCAATTCTAATATTACCTGTACCTGTTGCAACTACAAAATCAGCGTTGTCAGAGGTCGTACAAATAATTCCTCCAACCCCGGCCCTGATTGCAACGGCTGTATTGCTTGAGTTTGCCCCTATTATTATATTTTTGGTCGTAGCATCTGTACCAATATTAATAGCACCAGTTCCAGTTATAAGATTGTAAGCACCATTAGTAGTTGTATGCGTTGTACCTGCCGTACCAGTGTTAATATTAACGGCAGTTGCACCAGTTATATTACCAACAGTAATTACTCTAGCGGCAGCGCCTGTTCCTACGTTTATATTCTGCGCGACTGCATCATCTCCGATAGAAATAGCTCCAGCAGAAGAGTTAAGTGTAACAGCACTTGTACTAGCTATAAGAACAGTACTTGCAGATGTTAAAGTAACATTACCAGTTAGTGTACCAGTTGCATAAATACCTGCTATTACAGTATAAGTCCTAAAGTCTCCATCCCCAACACTAACAACGGACACATATTGAGTGGTTCCAATTGTATATGAAGTAATCGGTCTTCCAGCAGCTCCAGTAGCGACATCAGTACCAATAGATACAAATGCACTGCCACTCCATGAATAAGTAGAAAATGTAGCAGCACTTGAAGTAGTTACTGATATATATTGAGTTCCACCAGTACTATATGAAGTTATATCATTAGGCGAACTTCCAGTAGCAACATCAGCACCAACAGATACAAACGCGCTGCCATTCCATGAAAATGTACTAAAGGTTGCAGCACCTGAATTTGGTATTGATATATATTGAGTCCCACCAATAAGATATGCCGTAATATACGTTGGCGAAGTTCCAGTAGCAACATCAGCACCAATAGAAACGAATGCACTGCCGCTCCATGAAAATGTACTAAATGTACTAGCTCCTTGATTTACAACAGATACATATGATGTACCACTGATTTCGTATGAAGTAATGCCATAAGGTGTAGTTCCAGTAGCTACAGCTGTTCCAACAGATACAAACGCGCTGCCACTCCATGAGTATGTACTAAAGGTTGTAGCTCCTTGATTTGCAATAGATATATATTGAGTCCCACTAATTACATATGATGTAATACCATTAGGTGTAGTTCCAGTAGCTACAGCTGTTCCAATAGAAACAAATGCACTTCCATTCCATGAATATGTGCTGAAAGTTGCATCACTTTGATTTACAACAGATACATATGATGTACCACTAATTTCATATGATGTAATCTGCCATGGTACACTTCCAGTAGCAACATCAGCACCAACAGATACAAACGCGCTGCCATTCCATGAAAATGTACTAAAGGTTGTAGCTCCT